GCCATAAGGTCACAAGGGAGTTCTTTATGGACCTTTGGGACCGTGTAAAAGCCTCTGGTGCTGGTGAACCGGGCTTCTACTTCACTTATGACAAGGACTGGGGAACTAATCCTTGTTGCTTGGATGGCGATACTCTTGTTTCTACTGATGCTGGGCTTATTACTATCCGTGATTTGGTTTCCAAGGTGAATGAAGGCGAAGAAATAAATGTGCTTTCATATGACGAAGAAACTGGTGGATTGGAACATATGTTGGTTGAGGCTGGTGCTATGACGAGGGCTGATGCCGATGTAATAAAGATTGAGACAGAGGACGGGCAAGTCATTACTTTGACCCCCGACCACAGGGTCTTCACGGAGAACAGAGGGTATGTGGAAGCAGCCCAACTAACCGAGGAAGATATATTGCTATTTATTGAATAAAAAAGGACTTTTCGGGTTTTAGCACACTATTTATAGTATGGAAACAATACAAGGGTTGGAACCCGAAATGAACCTACAAGAAGCAATAGAGACAATATACCTGAACTTGGATAAAGGAAAGAAGAAGGTCATACCGGAAGAATTTGTGAAAGAATACGAAGAGTATGCCTCAAAGAGATTTGCGGAGATTGGAAACTCGGCAAGAGCATCAAACAAAAGAATGTTTCTTTTGGATAATGTAAGCAGGGTTTTTCCAACAGAATACCGCTTTGTAAAGGATCGCATATCGTCTTTGTATGAAGAAGGCAACGGGCTAAAAAGAATAGCAAAAATGGTTGGTCTAACTTGCACAAGGACGAGAACTCTTTTCCGTATTCTTGGTATTGAGATAAACAAGGGCACCGATGTTGTTTATGAGAAAACAAGGCAGATTAGAAGTGATAACCTCAAAAAAATGTATGAGAATAGAACTGGCTGGTTTAGAACATTTGAGAGAAAGACCAACAAAACTTCTCGTGGTATTCAGGGGTATTACTACAATAAGAGCCGAAGTAAGTTTGTTTGGCTCCGCAGCACATATGAATATGTTTATGCGAAGTGGTTAGACAAGCAAGGTGTTGATTGGGATGTGGAGCAGCAAACATTTGAGTTGGAAGGCACCACATACAGACCAGACTTCTTCATTTACGAAGATGGAGTTTTGGTGAAAATCGTTGAGATCAAAGGATATTGGGCGAGAGGCATAAAGAAGACAGATGAACTCTCGGCAAAGTTAGACATAGATGTTGTATTGATAAGGAATATTGAGCCTTACTGCGACAAACCATACAAGAAGGAGTTGCTAGAATGGAAACTACAAAGACAATCAAACGAACGAAAATTAAACGAATAACCGTAGAAAAAAACAGGGATGTATATGATATACAAGTGAGTAAGAACCACAACTTCTTTGCGAACGGACTGCTGGTTCATAACTGCGAAATCGCACTTCGTCCTTATCAGTTCTGTAATCTGACCGAGGTCAATGTTTCTGACATTGAAAGCCAAGAAGACCTTGAAGCCCGTGTCCGTGCCGCTGCTTTCATTGGTACACTTCAAGCCTCCTATACAGACTTCCACTATCTCCGTCCAGTTTGGAAGCGTAATACCGAAAAAGACGCACTTATTGGTGTTTCAATGACTGGTATTGCTTCTGGCAAGGTTCTTGGCCTTGACATGGTAGCAGCAGCAGAAGTTGTCAAGCAAGAGAACGCAAGGGTTGCCGCACTTATCGGTATTGAGCCAGCAGCACGCACAACTTGTGTCAAGCCAGCAGGCACAACCTCTCTAACTCTTGGAACTTCCTCTGGTATTCACGCTTGGCATAACGATTACTACATTCGTCGTATTCGCGTTGGTAAGAACGAGGCTATTTATGGCTATCTTTCTGAATTCCACCCAGAGTTGGTTGAAGACGAGTTCTTCCGTCCTCACGATACCGCTGTTATCTCTGCTCCACAGAAGGCACCAGAAGGCTCTATTACACGCTCTGAGAGCGCCCTGGAGATGCTTGAGCGAGTTAAGAGGGTAAGTAGTGAGTGGGTTCGCACGGGCCACAGGAAGGGCCAAAACACGCACAACGTGAGTGCTACTGTAACCATCCGTGATGAAGAGTGGGCTCCGGTTGGAGAGTGGATGTGGGAGAACCGCAGACATTATAACGGTCTTTCAGTTTTGCCTCACGACGGCGGAAGTTACGTCCAGGCCCCTTTTACCGATTGTTCCAAGGAAGAGTACGAAGAAATGTTAGGTCACTTGGCTGCCGTTGATCTCACTAACATCATTGAGATGGAAGATGAAACAGACCTGTCAGGAGAATTGGCTTGTTCGGGCGGAAGTTGTACCATTGAAAGTTTTTAATTCTTGACATTTCACCTTGCCTCGGTTATAATGCTAAGGTGAGGTGAAAAATGAACTTCAACCATTTACTACCAAAGTATGAAGTTATGTCAAGTTGCTCTGGTTCCAAAACCCATTCTTTTATGCCAACAAGCCACGTTGAAGCAACCTTTAACCACGTCGCGGTTAGATTTCGTTGTAAGAAGTGTGGCAGGTTGGCTACTGCTTTTTTGGACCAAGAAGAATACAAGATTAATGAAAAGATTATTACAAAGTTTGGAGAACTATAATGAAGATCACACCAGTAAACAATTGGCTGCATGTTGAATTGAAGACAAAGCAGCAAGAACAAGACAGAGTAGTTTTGCTCCCAGATGACTACAGAACAGCAGAAAACCCTTATAGTATTGTTCGCATAATCACTTCTTCAACTAATTATAGTGCTGGAGATACCTTGATTGTTCCAACTCATACTATCCAAGACATTGATGTGAATGGTGAAACTATTCACCTTGTCTTACAAAACCACGTTTTGGCGGTGGTAGAATGAATAAGCATATTGATGTTTTTACTATGCCAGATGGCTATCTAAACAGTCCATTTGACGAAGCAGTAAACCACCCAAGCCATTACGGTGGTCAGGAAAATCCATATGAAGCAATCAAGGTTATTGAGGCTTGGGATTTAGATTTCCACCTTGGTAATGTTGTAAAGTATATCTCCAGAGCAGGTAAAAAGCATAATAGACCGTTGGAAGACATCAAGAAAGCCAAATGGTACTTGGACCGATGGTTAGAGAAGGAGATGGAGAAATGGGATTCAGCAGAGTAATTGTGGATTATGGCCACGGAGGAATGATAGAGGGAGAGTATCAAACTCCCACAGGCAAGCAATATCACTTTACAGAGCCAGAAGTATTTTCTATTTATGAAGGCGTCACAAACCGTGGTATTGCCAGTAAGTTGATGAACTTGCTTCTTGAAGCAGGCGTAGAAGTATTTGATTGCGTAGAGGACTGCTATGTTACAGAGCCAGTCGTCGCAGGGGACTTGGAACAAAGAGACGTCTCACTAACCACTCGTGTCAGAAATGCGAATGACGAGAATAAGCGTGGCGAAACTCTTTTTATCTCTATCCATTCAAATGCTATTGGAAGAGACCTAAAAGGCCCTTCACTTAAAGCAAGAGGTGCTGATGTTTTTGTTTATAGAAACTCTGGCCTTGCTGGTCACGTAGCAAATAATCTTTTGGGCCTCTACTCACAAACAGCCCTAAGACCAAGAAAAGTTATTGAAAACAAAACTTTCTATGTTCTTCGCAAGACCTCAATGCCAGCACTTCTTTCAGAGAACGGCTTCTTTGTTAATATTGACGACGCCAAATATCTTCTGTCAGAAGAGGGACAATGGGAGATTGCGAGAGCACATTTTAAGAGCGTTGAGAATTTACTTGACGTAGATGAACACGCTATGGTATAGTATAAATCATTGGGGGGATGATGGAAGAGTTCAGACTAACTGAAATTGAACTAAAGATAATTAGGCAAGCCCTTATCTATACACAAAGCAGTTGGGAAACTTGGTATGAACAAGGTATTTTTCCTGACGGCTGGGACGAGGGCGAAGTTTTAAAAATGCTTGAAGCACTTATTGATGTAGGTGCCAAGTGGGATATGATCTTCTTTGCGGGAGAGGAAGAGCCACAAGTAGAGCAAGAAAAGCCTCTACCAAATAACATTTTATTTTTTCCAGGGAGTGAAGAGTGAATAGGAGCATTGAACTATATGGTGACGGAATTGGCAGAGTTGAACTGGTTGAGCATATGGGTACAGATCTCACTATCGTTAATAGTGCCCGTGTTAGCTTTGGCAAGCAGAAAGAGACGCTAGATGAAAAAGACGAAAGGCTTATTAACTATCTTGTCAAGCACCGCCATACTTCTACGTTTGAGCACAATGTTATCACTTTCCGCTTTACTGTTCCTTTGTTTGTTCGGGGCCAGCATCACCGCCATCGCACTTGGAGTTATAACGAAATTAGCCGCCGCTATACTGATGTAAACATCCAGTTCTACGAGCCAGAAAAGTATCGCACACAGCACGAGTCAAACCGTCAGGCCAGCAACGCCGATGACCTTATTGATCCTGTTGTCTACATGTTCCCAGACACGCAGCAGATCACCGAAGACGGGCTTTACATGGTTTCGGAGCGGGACTTTGCCACAAAGCTCGTTCGCGCTCACCATTACCGAAGTGTTGGGCTTTACAACAACCTTATTGATGCCGGCGTTTGCCGAGAGCAAGCAAGGGGCGTTCTGCCACAGAACCTCTACACCGAGTATTATGGCACAGTCAACCTGAACAATCTTCT